ATCAGATTTTTGCGTGCGCGGGTTTTGGGAGGGGGGGTACTCCCCTGACGGGTGACATAGGAGATACAGGAATGACCGGAACACGCGGACCACTGCCGAAGCCCGTGGCGTTGCGGGTGTTGGAAGGCAACGCGGGCAAGCGCCCGCTCGACTTGGCGGCCGGGGTGAACCCCCGCATTGAAATCCCCAGCCCGCCGAAGCACCTGGGCGCTGAGGCGCGCAAGGAATGGAAACGCATCACACCGCTGCTGGAAGAGCTGGGCCTCATCAGCGGCCTGGACCGCGCCGCCCTGGCGCTGTACTGCCAGGCAGCCGGGCGGCTGGCCGAGCTGGAGACGGCATTCAACGGCCAGGTGGCCCGCCTGGTGGATGAGGGCAGCGACTACGCCGACGCTGTGTACAAGGCCAGCTATGCGGTGACGCCCTCGGGCTACGCCCAGCAGAGCGTGATCGTCCAGCTCATCGGCAAGCACCGCGAGCAGCTCAACCGCTACCTGATGCACTTCGGCCTGAGCCCTGCCGCGCGTGGCCGGGTGCAGGCCAGCAACTACGTGCAGCCCACGCTACCAGGAATCGACCCCAAGCCCGAGACAAAGCCGCAAGGCTTCGCAATGTTCACCAACCCGAATCGATAGCACCATGAATGAATACGTTGAGCGCGCGCAGCAGTACATGCGCGATGTGCTCAGCGGGGCCATTCCCACCTGCAAATGGACCCGCCTCGCTGTGCAGCGCCAGGCGGATGACCTGCTGCGCGAGCGCAGCGAAGACTGGCCCTGGGTGTTCGATGCCGAGATGGCAGCGCGCCCCTGTGCCTTTGCTGAACTGCTGCCCCACATCAAGGGCAAGTGGGCCCGCGAAGGGCGCCTGCTGGAGCTGGAGCCCTGGCAGTGCTTCATCCTCACCACCGTCTTTGGCTGGGTGCACCACGAAACCCGCCTGCGCCGCTTCCTGGAAGCGTACGAGGAAGAGGCCCGCAAAAACGGCAAAAGCGCCAAGGGCTCGGCCCTGCTGCTGTACATGCTGGCCGCAGACAGTGAACATGGCGCAGAGTGCTACACCGCCGCCACCACCCGTGACCAGGCGCGCATCGTGTTCGATGACGCCAAGGCCATGGCCGAGCGCTCACCCGGCCTGCGCACCCACCTGGGCGTGGCCATCATGCAGCACAGCCTTACTGTGGCCCACACCAGCAGCAAGGCCGCACCGCTGGCAGCCGAAGGCAGCACGCTCGACGGCCTGAACGTGCACTTTGCCCTGCTCGATGAGCTGCACGCGCACAAGACCCGTGCGGTGTATGACGTGATCGACAGCGCCCGTGGCGCCCGCGAGCAGTCGCTGCTGTGGACCATTACCACCGCAGGTACCGACCGCAGCGGCATTTGCTACGAGCGCCGCACGCACGTCACCAAGATACTAGACCGCGTGGTGCAGGACGAACGCGTGTTCGGCATCATCTACACGCTGGACGAAGGCGACGACCACTTCGACCCCGCCGTGTGGATCAAGGCCAACCCCAACCTGGGCAAGTCGGTCCAGCTCGACGAACTGATGGCCCAGGCCAGCAAGGCGCAGGCCATGCCCAGCGCCCTCAGCAACTTCCTGACCAAGCGCCTGAACGTGTGGGTCAGCGGCGAAAGCCCCTGGATGGACATGCGGGCCTGGGAGCGCTGCGGCGCCAAGGCAGCGCACATCGACACCATCCCCGACGGGGCCAAGGTCTACATGGGCCTCGACCTCGCGCAAAAAAAGGACTTTGCCGCGCTCTCCCTGGCCTGGCACGACGAAGCCGCCGACAAGTGGCGCGTGTGCACACGTCTGTACTTGAACGACCTCGCCATTCAGGAAAGCGGCAACGCCCACCTGGCAGGCTGGGCGCGCCAGGGCTACGTGGTGGTCACCGATGGCGACCTCACCGACTTCGACGTGGTGGCCGACGACATGCGCAAGTATTGCCGCCGCTTCGACGTGCAGGAGATCGCCTTCGACCCGGCCCTGTCCATGTACTTCGCGGGCAAGCTCATCGAAGAAGGCCTGCCGCTGGTCGAAATCGCCCAGCGCGCCGTGTTCTTCACCCCGGTATTGATCCAGGTGGAAAACATGGTGCGCGAAGGCAAGCTGCAGCACGACGGCAACCCCGTGATGGGCTGGATGGTCAGCAACCTGGTTGTGAAGCAATCCAAGTTCAACGAACTGATGGCCCCCACCAAAGAGCGGCCCGAGAACAAGATCGACGGCCCCATGGCCATGCTCATGGCACTGGGCCGTGCGCTGGCCAACGCCACCGACGAAGGCGACCGGGACGGCTTCTTTTCCGCGCCCGCAGGCATTGGCGCAAAACCAGCAGGTAATCCATGAAGAAACCAACCGCACAACGCCGACAGGGCCGCATCCGCGCAGCCGTCACCGCGCTGTTCGGCGGCGAAGGTGTCAGCGTCAGCGATGTGCCTGGCATGGCTGCCGTGCTCGGGTCTGACAGTGCGACGGGCGTCACGATCAGCCCCCGCACCATGCTGCAGATCTCTGCTGTGTGGGCTTGCGTGCGACTGATCGCCGAGACCATCGCCACCTTGCCGCTCAGCATGTACGAGCGAACAGGGGCCAACGGCAAGCGCCTGGCGCAGCAGCACCCGCTCTACAGCGTATTGCATGACGTACCCAACCCCGACGCCACGGCGGCGGTGTTCTGGGAATCCATGGTCTCGGCCATGTTGCTGCGCGGCGCAGGCCGTGCTGAAAAGCTGATCTTCAACGGGCGCCTGGTCGGTCTGGTGTTCCTCAACCCCGACCGGCTCAGCCCGCACAAGCGGCAGGGTAACGTGGTGCTGGAGTGGCACTACACCGACGACAACGGCACGCGCCGCATCATTCCAGCGGCCCGCGTCTGGACCATTCCGGGCTTCTCTCTGGACGGGAAAAACGGCGTCAGCGTGGTGCAGTACGGGGCAACGGTCTTCGGTCAGGCCATCGCTGCCGACAAGGCCGCAGGCAAGGTGTTTCGCAACGGTGCGTTGCAGAACATCTACTACACGTTCAAAGACTTCCTCAAAAAGGAGCAGCGCAACGACTTCCGCGAGAACGTCCTGGGCTTGCTGGAAAAGGGCCAGACCCCGCTGCTGGAGGGCGGCATTGACGTCAAGCCGCTGACCATCAACCCCAAGGACGTGCAGCTGCTGGAGTCCCGAGGCTGGAGCGTCGAAGAGATCTGCCGCTGGTTCCGCACGCCGCCCTGGATGGTGGGCCACACCGAGAAGTCCACCAGCTGGGGCAGCGGCATCGAACAGCAAATGATCGCCTTCCTGATGTTCACGCTCGGCCCCTGGCTCAAGCGCATCGAGCAGGCCATCAGCAAGGATCTGCTCACGCCCGGTGAGCGCACCCGGTTCTACCCAAAGTTTGCCGTGGAAGGCCTTCTGCGGGCCGACAGCGCGGGCCGAGCGGCCTTCTACACCGCGATGGTCAACAACGGCATCCTGACCCGCGACGAAGTGCGCGAGCTGGAAGACCGCGACCCCCTGGGCGGCAACGCAGCAGTGCTCACCGTGCAATCCGCCATGACCACCCTGGACGCCCTCGGCCAGGCGTCCACCACCGACCAGCAGGCGCGGGCCTCCATCCGCGCCTGGCTGGGCCTTACCAACGACACCGAGCCGCAGAAAGGCTGACCATGAGCGTGAAAAACCTACCGGCCGCCCCCATGGGCAGGCCGAGCGCCAGCGTGCGCAGCGAGATCCTCCCCCGCGCTTTCGAACGCTGGAACCCTGGCCTGCGGGCTGCAGTGGCTGAGGAAGAGCAAGACCGCAGCATCAGCATCTATGACGCCATCGGCTACGACTACTGGACGGGCGAGGGCGTCACCGCCCGGCGCGTTGCGTCAGCCCTGCGCACGTTGGGGGCCGGGCCCGTCACGGTCAACGTCAACAGCCCAGGCGGCGACATGTTCGAAGGCCTGGCCATCTACAACCTGCTGCGCGAGCACAAGGGCGACGTCACCGTCAAGGTGCTGGGCGTCGCGGCATCGGCCGCCAGCATCATCGCCATGGCTGGCGACACCGTGCAGATCGCGCGCGCCGCCTTCTACATGGTGCACAACAGCTGGGTGGTCGCATCAGGCAACCGCAACGACCTGCGCGAAACCGCCGACTGGCTGGAGCCCTTCGATGCTGCCATGGCGGATATCTACGTGGCGCGCACCGGCGCTGACACCAAGGCCATCGCCAAGCTGATGGATGCGGAGTCGTGGATCGGCGGCAGCGCTGCCATCGAACAAGGCTTTGCGGATGAACTGCTGCCCTCCGACCAGGTGGGGCAGGGCGACGCCAAGG